ACTTCGCCTCGTCCAACCCGCCCGTCTTGGTCGAGCGGTAGACCTTGACCTCACCGCGCTTCTGGCCGACGCCCAGCACCCGGGTCCCGAAGTCGCCCAGCGCCACCACCCGGAAGTCGTTGAGCAGCCCGCCGTACTCCAGCCGGATGTTGGGGCGGTCCTTGCCCCAGTTGTCAACGAGCGCCCACTCCCACTTCAGGAACGTGGTGTCCGTGGGACGGGCGTAGAACCTGACCTCGCGCCCGGTGCCCTGCTTGTGTGAGTCCATCAGCCCCGTGACGAACGGCAAGCACTCGCTGTACGTGGAGTAGATCGTGACCTTCTCGGCAAGTGCGGTCATCGACCCCGTGGTCAGGAACCCGACCGGGCTGTTGGCGGCGTTCCGGTGGTACGCCAACTGGTCCTTGATGACCCAGTCGATGGTCTTGTTGCTGTAGTACGAGCCGCCCGTGCCGGTGCCGCTCGCCGCCTTCAGGGCGTTGTTCGGGTCGTACCGCTCGTCCACCGCCGTCTGGAGGAGGCCCAGATAGTCGGTGCCGTAGAACGTGACCGTGTCGGCATCGGCGTCGAAGTCGGTGATGATGCCCGCGAACAGGGTGCGGTAGCGGTCGCCGTAGTACTGCTCGACGGCGTAGTGCGTCTGGTGTGGCTCGATGGACGGGCAGTACGGGTGCAGCGCCGGGAGGCTGAAGTACAACTCGCCGCCCGTGTTGAGGTAGGTCGATGCCCCAAGGTCCATCGGGTCGTCCACGTACCCGATGAGCGCACCCGGGCCACGCCGCTTGACGACGGTCGTGTTGGTGCTGTCCATCTTCCGCAGCGCGATGCGGATCGGGGCGTTGCGGGCGATCTGGGTGGTGAGGTCCGTGTCCCCGGGGTCCGGGTTGTACGGGGCGGTGAGTTCGAACGAGTCCTCGTCCCACGCCGACCACGCCCCGGTGCTGTCCTGCACCCTGATGCGGTACCGGTAGAACGCTGGCTCCAGCGGCTGGCCCGCGTACTGGCGTGAGACATCGGCGTGGTCGATCTCGCCCTGTGTGGGCAAGGTCTCGCCCGTGTCCCAGACGATCTCAGCGGGGTCGTTCCAGTCGGTCAGCCCGTCGGGCTGCATCTGGATGTGGAACTTGGCGAGCGGGTTGCCCTCCGGGTCCGCGTACGTCCCGCCGAAGCGGGCGTCCGTCATCGCCGCGACCTTGTCCACGCCCGTCGCCACGACCGTCGGGGCCGAAGACGTGACGGTAAGCGCCCTCCACCCCGAATACGCTGCGGCTGTACCCCATGCGGACGGTGCCCCCCTGCTGTCCCTCGTCGCTGCGCGCCACTCGTAGTCGGTCCCCGACTTCAGGAACGACGCTGCGACTGAAAGCGGAACCGAGAAGATGCCGCTCTGGGTTTCGTCCGAACCGGCGGACTGGAGAGCCGTGGGGAGTGTCCACTTGTTGGTCGTAACCGCCTTCTCCCTGACCTCGATGATCCGTGCGCTCATGGGATCGAGGTCGGGGTCGTGGTGCTGGCCTTCGAACGAGTCGCCCAGTGAGACGTTGGTCGTGGCCGGGGCCAGCAGGGTGGGGGCCGTGGGCTTGGAGTTCTTCGGGTCGTACGTGAGCCTGATCTGCGGGCGGGCCGTCGAGGTGCCGCTGGCCCGTGCGACGAACACGCTCCGGTAGGCCGGGTTCTGCTCGTCTGAGCCACGGATCAGGAAGCCGTAGTTCGTCCAGTTGCCGGTGCAAGCCGACCCGTCGGGCATCAGGACGCCCTTGGGTGCCATGCCCTTGTAGAACTTCGTGATGTCGATGGCGAGGGTCGCGTTGTCCTGCGGCTTGCCGGTGTTCGGGTTGATCGGCACCAGCCCGTCGGCGTACAGCGTGGACGAGTAGGACGGGTTCTCGTACTCCGCGCTGGTCCAGACGTTCTCGCCGTTGCTGCCGTCGCTGAACCCTGCCGTCAGCCGGAAGACCCGGACCTTGCCCTTGCCTCCCTCCTCAAAGTGGGTCGAGTCGTTCTCCACCCGGAGCAGCATCTCGACCTTGACGATCCGCTCGACATCGCCCCACGACGACGCGAACTGGACGTAGGAGCGGTGGATGCGCTGGTTCGACCCGGGTCCGGTCGGCCCGATCAGGAGGTGCTTGTCATCACCGGCACCCTGCTTGTCAGTCCCGTCCTCGTCGTGCCGGGTGATCTTGTCCTTGACGCACGCGAGGGTCTTGACCTTCGCCATGTCAGGCGAACGCCTCGTTCCAGAACAGCCGCGATGAGGGCGCGAGCGTGGTCGTACACCAGTAGGTGAACGGGGTGGTGAACGGCTTGGACGGCGGGTTGATCTGGGCCGGGACCATCGGCTTGCGGTTCAGGGTGGCGAACGTGACGAGGTCCATCCGCATGATCAGCGGGGCGGTGTTCGTCCCACCGCTCACGTCCTGCGTCATCAGCACACGGTCGTCGCCGAACCAGCGGTAGATCGTGTTGGCCTTGGCCTCGATGACGATCTTCATGTCGATGCCGTTGAGGCCGGTGATGCGGAAGTACGAGCCAGCACCCGGGACCGTCGCGCCGACCACCAACTGGATGTTGAGCGGGGTCTCGTAGTCGCCACGGTTCATCGCCACACCGGGGGTGGCTGAGGCCGGTGAGACGATGGACACGGTCTGGGCCGGGTTGACGTACATCCGTGGGTCCTTGGCCGTCAGCCGAACGGCCCACGGCGTGGACACGGGCCGCTTGCCCCCACTCCCGTCCTGCCGGTCCCGGTTGATGCTGAAGCGGGGCGGGTCAGGCCGCAGGTTCATGAACAGCGGGATGATGCCGCTCGGGTAGGACGTGGTGTCGAGGGTCGGCTGTTCGAACGACATCGGCAGGAAGCCACGGTCGCCCGGGGACTCGATGTACGCGCTCGTCGGGCTGAACACCGCCCGGACGACGTGCAGGAGGTCGAACATCCCGGGCAGCGTGGGGGCATAGATGTGGCCGGTGAGTTCGACCCGCCTGTCACCCAGATAGATGTCCGACGCGTGCATCCCGTCGGACCCGGCCCGCTTCTCCGTGTAGCCGACGGTGTTGATGTTGGAGTAGTCGATGCTCTCGACCGTGATCCCACGGAGGGTGCGGCCCGTCTCCAGCACGGCGCTGTTGATGTTCAGCCCCCGGTAGTAGACCGGCTTGCTCAGGTCCATCCGCTCACCAGTAGCGACGGACGACGCGGATCAGCCCGCGCTGACGATCCCACTCCTGCTTGGCGTTCGCCGCCATCTGCATCATCTGGGTCGGGGACACGTCGGTGTTGTTCGACTGCCCCTGCCATTGGGCGAACAGGCTCCGGTCGTGGGCCAGCAGGTCGAAGCCCTCGCTCTTGGCGTAGGCCCGGACGCTGTACTCCTCCTCGGAGGAGAGCGGCACCGACGGGCTGTTGATCGGGTCCGGGTCCGTCGTGTAGGGAAGGGGACGGACCGCGTAGCCGTGGAGCCGGATGCCGTACACGGTCGGATCGATCTGCGCGATCCACCATGCCGGGAAGGTGATCGTCCCACCGGTCGCCGTGCGCCTGAAGGTGTAGCCCGACGCGCCGCTCTGCCCCTCGACAGGCTCACTCAGGACCTCGGACCAGCCGTCGCTCAGGCGGAACCACTCGACCCGGTAGGGGAGTTCGATGGCTACGTCGTACGAGTTCTTGTTGATCACCCCGTTCTCGGGGTCGGTCACGAACTCGATGACCTCCTCGGTGTCCTGTGGGGCCACGCGGTTGAGGTCCGCGATGCCGCCACGGACGAAGTCCTCCACCTGCAACGTGGAGAAGACCTCCTTGGCTTCGTCAGCGAGGTCGCGATAGACACCGTCAACGAGTTCAGTCAACTGCGGCATCGATCCCCTCACGAACGACGAGCCGTGACCCGAAGGCCACGGCTCGTATCGTACTACCCGGGTTGTGCCCGCCTACGCGGCAGGGGTGAGAACGGCCTTGTAGGCGCGGACACCCTGCGTGTTGAGGGCGGGACCCATCGCGGGGCTGCCGTCGAACGAGACGAGCGTGGTGCCCATCATGCCCTTCCAGCCCATGATGGCACGCTGCGCGAGCGGGTCAGCATGGTCGCCACCGCGTCCGACGCGGTACGCCTCGATGGTCTGGAAGTCGCCGATGACGTACGCCTCCGGGCCGAAGGCGACGATCTCGTCGGTCGCGCCGTCGTTGATCCGGTTCGTCTCGATGAACCGGATGCCACGGAAGGTGCCGACCTCGCCGTTGAGGAGGTCGTTGGGGTTGGCGTACTTCTTCGTGTCCGTCCAGCCCAGTTCCCCGGTCTCCGTCATGATCGCCGCCGCCGTCTCCGGGGTGACGAACGCGTGGTAGGTCTGGTCGGGGAACTTCGGGACGTTCCGGCGGACCATGAGGGTCCGCAGGTCCACGATGCCCTTGGCGTAGCCCGTCTCCGTGAGGACGAGCGAGGGGGCGAGGTTGATCTGGGCGGCGAGGGTGACCTCGACGTAGTCAACCGCGTTCCACGCCAACTTCTCGCTGGCCTTGGAGTAGAGGTCGAACGGCGAGAAAATCTCCGCGAGGTCGATCATCGCCGTGGTCTTGCCCACCTGCGTGCCGCCGAACGCGAACGTGTCGAAGAGCAACTTCTCCGTCTCCGGGGGGATGCCCTCCAGCAGCGGGACCGCCGGTCCCAGATCGCTGAAGCCCGTGTACACGAACTGGTTCGTGCCCGGGACGTGGGTCGCGCGGAGGTACATATTGCCCTCCTGCGCGAAGACCGCTTCGGTGCGGAGGGTGTCGAGCGTGTTGCGCACGACGAGGGACGTGACGACCTTGGCGAAGTCGTCGTTGAGGCCATACGAGCCGTTGGCCCCAAGGACCGTGCCGGGGAAGTGGGTGCCGGGAACGCCAGCACCCAGCGTGCCCTCGTTCGACGGGATGATCGGCTGGTTGCCGGGTGCGACCTGATCGGTGCCACCGGCCTGATTGCCGCCGATGAATGCCATGTGACGGTTCTCCAGTTAGAAGGACTGGCCCTCTCGCGCTGCGGCTTGCACCTGAGGTGCGAGCCGACGCAGATCAGCGAGGAGTTCGTCCTTGGACTTCTCTGAGTTCGGCTTCGCGGTACCCGCACCGGGCAGTCCGGGCGCGGCACGACGGGCCATGTTGGGATCGATACGAGGAGCCACCTTCCCCACACCAGCGTCGAGACGGGCCTCAAGGGCCGCGATCTTCTCGACCGGCATGGTCGCGATGGACTCACCAAGCGTCTCGGCAGCCAACGGGTACTGGGCTTGGAGTTGTGCCGCCGCTCGGGCGGTTCGCTCCCGCTGGAGTTCGGCCTCCAGCGCCTTGACCCGCTCTCCCTCGGGCGACGACTCACCGACAGGTGCCGCTGACGACTGTGCCCGCAAGGCTTCCATCTGGGCCTTGAGGTTCGCCGTCTCGGCGTTGTGGGCGATGTCCTTCCCGCTAGCGCGCTTCCGCCAGTAGGCTTCGACCTCTTCGACGGTCTGCGCACCGGAGGTCTCGACGGTCTCACCCGTGGGGTTCTCGGTGCCAGCCGTGGCGTCGGTCTCGCGTACCTCGGTCACTCGTTCTCCTTCTACTGTGATCGCGCCACAGGTGTGGCGTCAAGGGGTTGGGGGCGTGCCCCCACCGAACACGCTGTTCAACTGGCTGCCAGCGCCGCCCAGTTGCTGCTGGATGGGGGGCGTGTCGGGCAGGAACAGGTCCTGATGCATCACCCCACCGACACCGTTGTCCTCCTCCTCACCGCCTCCGGTGAACTGGGTGATGGCCGGTGCCTTGGGGATGCGGGCGATGTCCGACGCCCAGTCGAGCGTGGCCGACGGCCCGAAGGTGTAGCCCGCCACCTCGCTGGCGACGGCCAGCGGGTCGAACCCCTTGGGCTTCTTGCCGACCGCCGCCCGATCCTGTGACTCCAAGCCCCACTCGGCCAGCCGCCGGGTCCAGAGCGGGAAGTTCGCGGGCGCGTCCCACGGCGTGGCAGGAACGAACTGGGCGATGGCCCGGAACATCTTGTCGTTGAGCGGGTCGGTCACGAACTTGTTGAACTCGGGGTCGGTGTCCTTCTGCATCTCGACCGCGTTCCACGCACGCTGTGCGTTCACGAAGCCCAGCCCCGGGGACGCGCCCTCCAGCATCCCCGGGATCGGGAAGCCGAACGGGTTGAGCGCCAGCGAGCGGCCCATCTCGGGGACGACCTTGCCCCACATATAGGAGAACGGGTAGAGGCCGAAGTAGGGGTGGTTGAGCGACCGCTCTGCCCACGACCTGCCGCGCCGGAACTGGACGTTGGTGAAGGCCGCATCCTCGGCGCTCACCACGGACTCGCGGGCGGCTGCGTGGAACATCTCGTCGGTCGCGTCGAACGGGACCCGGTTGGCGTGGAGCAACTGCTCCTGCGCAGCCGGGGTGTGCAGCGAGTCGAACAGGTCCTGCATCGGCTGGCTGACCTTCGCCTGAGGGTTGCCCTTGACCCAGTCCTCCAACTTCTCCAGCATCGCGTGGAAGTACGCGAAGGCGTCACGCAACTTGGGCGACGACGCCTTGCCGGTGCGGAGCCAGACCGTGTACTGCTCGGCAAAGTGTTCGCTGACCTCTTCGTCCCACACGAACTTCTCGGCCTTGGGCGGCGTGGTGACGAGGTCGTCGTACTCCTGCTTGGCCGCGACCCCGGCCTTCTTCGTCTCGCTCAGGTTGTCGCCGATGATCCGCACGTTCTCCGTGAGGTCATCGACCTGCTGCTTGGCCGCGCGGGCATCGTCCCACAGGCTCTCGATGGTGGACTCGACCTCGTCACGCTGCGTCCGCAGCAGGTCCACCTTCTCCTGCTGGTTGCCGATCTTGTCGTACAGCGACTTGACCTGTGCCCGCTTCTTGGAGGGCGGCAACTTGCGCGCCTCCAGCCCACGGCGAAGGCCGGGTTCGTCCAGCCGCATCTGCTTCAGGCGACCCTCTTGGGTCAGCAGGTCGTCGGTCAACTTCTGTGCCCGCTTCTCGGCTGCATCGGCAGTCGAGACGGCAGCGGCGTGGGCGGTCTTGGACGCGTCCAACTGGGTGGTCGCGGTGAGGTGCGCGGCCTCTGCCTGAGTGACCTGATCGGTGAGGTCCGCCAGCCTGACCTTGGCGGCATCGCCCTTCTCGATCAGTTCGGCGTTGGCCTTGCGGATGGCAGCCGTCATGTCATCGATCACGACCTGCTTGCCGCTCGGGTCGAGCATCGGCTCCAGCAGGGCGTGGGCCAGTTCGTGGACCAGCGTCGAGGCGTTCGCGTTCTCGGTGATGGCGATGATCTTGTCGGCCTGATCGTGGAAGATCGTGGCCCCACGGAGGACCGACCCGTCCCGCTGGGCCATGACCGTCGGCACCGGGTCGAGGAAGCGGTAGCCCGCGTCCGCGACCGACCGCAGCCCGCCCTTGTCCATGAACCCACTCGCGTAGTGCAGGTCGTCGGACGCCGCCATGTAGCGGACGCTCTTCTTGGGCATCGTGTGGGCTGCCGCGAACACGCTGGCCTCGGGGTCGAACACGGCCCGCCGGTCGTCCCACAACTTCCATTGGTAGCCGCCGTGGCCGTGCCGGTTGAGGGTCGGATCGAGCAGCCGCTCGGCTGCCATCTTCTCCTCCATCAGGTCGTCGTAGATGCGGTAGTCGCCGCCCA